CTTACTTGCGGAGTCAGCAACTCAATTCCAAGCGCAAGCCATCAAAGAGTTATTACCTGCAGGGGGACCTGTAAGAACAGAAGTGATAGGAGCACAGACTGATGAAAAAATAAATCAAGCTGGTCGTGTAAAAGATTACATGAATTACATGATATCATCGGTTATGAAAGAATACACTCCAGAGATGGATCAGATGTTATTCTTACTTCCTCTTACAGGTTCTTCATTTAAAAAAGTTTATTATGATCCAGTCTTAGGTAGAGCTTGTGCTAAATTTATAAAAGCTGAAGATTTAGTTGTTCCATATAACGCGACTGATTTATCTGATGCATTAAGAATATCACAAGTGCTACAGATGTCACAAAATGATTTAAGAAAACTACAAGTCAGCGGTTTTTATAGAGATATTGATTTACCAAGACCAAGTTATAAATCTGATAAAGTTCAGGATAAAATGAATGAGATTGAAGGTGTTACATCTACAGATAATAGACAAGCTAATGCATTGTATAATTTAATAGAGGTACACACAAATCTTGACATACCTGGTTATGAAGATGAAGATGGAATTAAGGTTCCTTATGTCGTGACTATTGATGAAGACTCTAGAAAAGTATTATCTATTTATAGAAATTATGAAGAAAATGATACACTTAGAAAAAGAAAAGATTTTTTTGTTCACTATAAATTTTTACCTGGATTTGGTTTTTATGGAAACGGTTTAATTCACACAATCGGTGGTTTATCACGAACTGCTACAACTGCTTTAAGACAATTATTAGATGCAGGCACATTATCAAATCTTCCTGCTGGTTTTAAATCTAGAGGTTTAAGAATAAGAGATGACTCAGAACCTTTGCAGCCAGGTGAGTTTAGAGATGTAGATGCACCGGGTGGTAACATCAAAGATCAATTTCAATTTTTACCATTCAAAGGACCAGACCCAACTCTTTATCAACTTCTACAATTCTGCGTAGATTCTGGAAGAAGATTTGCATCAATAGCTGATATGAAAATGGCAGATATGAATACACAAGCTCCTGTAGGTACAACTATGGCGGTCCTTGAACGAGGGTCAAAAGTCATGTCCGCAATTCACAAAAGATGCTATTACTCAATGGGTCAAGAATTTAAAATGTTGGCTGGGGTAATTGCAGAATCATTACCTGTTGAATATCCATACGATGTCGTAGGAGCGAGTAGGCTAATTAAACAATCTGACTTTGATGACAGAGTAGATATACTTCCTGTAGCAGATCCCGATATCTATTCAATGACACAAAGAATTCAAATAGCACAAGCATCTTTAACACTTGCTCAATCTAATCCTCAAATGCATGACATACACGAGGCTTACAAAAGAATGTACCAAGCTCTAGGTGTTAAAAATGTTTCAGGTATTTTAAAACCACCACCAGGGCCTCCAAGACCTTTGGATCCTGCAACCGAGAATACTGGAGCTTTACAGATGGTTATTCCTAAAGCATTTCCACAACAAGACCACAATGCACACATTGCAGCCCACATGTCATTCATGACATCAAGAATGGTACAAATAAATCCACAAATTTATGGTCTATTACAGGGTCATTTGATGGAACACATATCACTGCAGGTTAAACAAGAGGTGTTAGCCATGTTTCAACAGAACCAAAGCATGGCACAATTACAACAAACGGATGAAGAAGCCTTTTCAATAGAGTTTGAAGCTGAAGTTGCACGAAGAATTGCTCAGAAAATACAAGAATTAGTGACAATGGAACAACAATTTCAGTCACAGCAGAATCAAGACCCACTTTTAGCACTAAAAACACGTGAATTAGACCTTAAAGCCATGGATATTCAACGAAAAGCACAAGAAGAAGCAGCAAAAATGGAATTTGAGGCCAACAAATTCTCTGCACAACAGACTTTAGGGGAAGACAAGTTGAATTTGAACGAAGAATTAGGTAAAAAGAGATTAGAACTACAAGAAGAAAAACTAAATCAGGAGAAAAAAGATGCCACGTAGACAAAAATTTCCAGATATATCTAGACGTAGAAGATTTGGACCTAAAACAGACGATAAAAAGAAAAAAAAGAAATCAGGACCTGGATTTGAAAGAAAATACCCAGGACCAGCTAGTCCTTTTAATCCTGTAGAGGTTTATGAAGTCAAATCTGGTGGCATGGCAGGTAAAAAATCAGGACCACCACCAAAAAGTGGACCAACACCTCATGGTATGAAGCGTGGAGGTATTGCAACGGGTTGCGGTAAAGTCATGGGAGACAGACGAAAAGTTACAAAATATTTCTAATGAGAAAAAAAGTTAAAAAAGTAATAAAAGGTTTAGAAAAAGCATCTAAGACACATGCTAAACAAGCTAAAGTTTTAAAAAGCGGATTAAAAGTTTTTAAAGCTAGAGGTGGAATGGATGCAAGTCGAGCAGATTTTAAATCGCCAGGTAGTAGTGTATCTGGAGCATCGAGAGGTCCTGCGGGAGGAGCATCTGCTGGCGGAAATTATGGTGGTAACAGAAATCCTAGTCAAACTTATGGTGGTAGCGGTGGTGGTGGAAATAGACCACCTTCAGGTCCACCAAAAAGAAAAATAGGAGGCCCTGACACTACAAAAGACGTTCCTTACAAATCTAATCCTATGGTAAATCTTGTTGCGGGTGCTGTTATACCAGGAGGAGGATTTTTAGGAGAGGCAGCTCAAAGAAAAGCTTATAAAGATAGGCAAAAATACGCTAGAAAAGAAGGTTTATACAGAGAATATTATATTGGTAATCAATACAAAACAGATCCATCAGCAAGAGTTTTAAAACCAAATTCACCAGAAGGTAAAGCTTTCATAAAAGAGGCAAAACCTGCACCTAAACCAACATTAGGTGGCAGAGATAATGGAGGGGGTACTCCAAGATGTCCTGATGGCACTTTACCACCATGTAAATTAAATATTCCAAAACCTCAAATACCTATGGGTAAAGCAAAAGTACAACCTAAAATGTTTGAATTTAATTTTAATCAGGGTGGCCTAGTTAGAGGAGCAGGAAAAATCTTGAAAGATAGAAACAGAAAGGTTAGAATATTCTAATGTGGTTTCAAGCAATTAAATTAGCAGTATCTGCAGGTAGTAAGATATACGCTAACAAGCAAAAAGCCAAGATGGCAATGTCAGATGCACAATTGCTACACGCAGAGCGTCAAGCTCGAGGTGAGGAAGCTTATCAGGGTAAATTGTTAGAAGCCCGACAGTCAGACTGGAAAGACGAGGCAGTTCTCATAATTCTTAGTTTGCCCGTGTTGGTGCTTGCTTGGGCAGTCATTAGCGATGATCCGTCTGCTATGGAAAAGGTCAAACAATTCTTCGATATGTTCTCGCAACTACCTTCCTGGTTCACAAATTTGTGGATTTTGGTCGTGGCATCAATATACGGCATAAAGGGAACACAAATCTTCCGTAACGGAAAGAAATAGTGGATTACGCTACAATCAAATATATTCAACAAAAGATTCTTAAACCCAAGATCGAGAGTTATACAGAAAAGGTTATAATTGGAGTTGACAACTTCAATGAGTATAAATATATTACAGGACAAATCAGGTCTTTAAAAGATCTGCAGCAAGACCTAACGGACTTGTTTAAAAAACAGGAGCAAAATGACGACGATTATAACGCCAAAGGCGCAGAAGACTGATAATGGTCTTCTAAATGCTTATAAGTCAAAAGAAGAAGTTGAAAAACTTTACTTAGACTCAGAAGCAATAGACAAAAAAACAATCGATAAATTACCCCAACCAACCGGATGGAGACTATTAGTTTTACCATACTCTGGTCCTAAAAAAACCAAAGGTGGATTAGTTTTATCTGACGTAACACAAGACAAAATTCAAATGACCACAGTTTGTGGTTTAGTTTTGAAGATGGGAGATCTTTGTTACAAAGAAGATGAAAAATTTCACGGGAAACCATGGTGTAAAGAAGGTGATTGGATAATTTTCGGAAGATACGCGGGTAGCCGTTTTAAGATAGAAGGCGGTGAAGTGCGTATTTTAAACGATGATGAAATCATCGCAACAATCAGTAATCCAGAGGATATACTGCACGCATACTAGGAGCTAAATATGTCACAAGAACAACTAAAACCCTCGCAACAAGAAGTAGAATTAGATACTGATGGTGTTGAGGCTAAAGAAGTTTCTTACGAGGTGAAAGAGCCAGAGAAGAAGCTAACACTACCAAATGATGAAGTAATTCCTGAAGGCACAGCTGTCAATGAACACAAAGATGATAAAATTGAAGTTGTAGAAGCTAAGGAAGAATCTAAAGAAGATAAACCTGAAGAGAAAGAAAATCTTCAAGATTATGGAAAAAAAGTTCAAGGTAGAATCAATGATTTAACTAAGAACTGGAGAGAATCACAGCGAAGAGAAAAAGCTGCGATGCAATATGCAAAAGGTCTACAAAAACAAATGGACGATATGCAGAAAAGATTTCCTAAACTTGAAGAAAATTATCTTACAGAGTTTGAAGCAAGAATTAAATCTGATGAAGCTGATGCAACTAGAGAATTGCAATCAGCTATTGAAGCTCAGGACGCCACAGCTATAGCTAAGGCTAATCAAAAACTGGTTACAGCTAATATCGAAAAAGAAAGATTGGCTAATACTAAGTTTATGAGAGAACAGGAAGCTGAAAAACAAAAGGAGGCTCCTGCACCTCAACAACCTGATATTCAAGCGTCTCCAAAGTCTAAAGAATGGGCTGAAAAGAACAAAGAATGGTTTTTACAAGATCAAGTCATGACCTCTGCTGCTTTTGAAATAGACAAACAAATTAAAGCTGAGGGTATTGCAGGAGACAGCGATCAGTATTATAATGAATTAGATAATCGAATTAGAGAATACTTTCCTAGTCGATTTTCTGATCCTCAAGAGGCTAAACCCACTGAGGATGTAAAACAGGAGCAAAAGAAACCCGTCCAAACTGTTGCACCTGCTGTTAGAAACCAAAACGGACGCAGGACTGTGAAACTCACCAAATCACAGTTGGTAATTTCTAAAAGATTAGGGGTGCCACCTGAAGAATACGCGAAATACGTGAAGTAAAGGAGAAAATTATGGATAAAATAAAAAAAGTTTCGCGCGAGTCAGAGCTGAAATCTAAAGATATTAGAAGCAAGCCCTGGACTCCACCATCAAGTCTAGATGCGCCTCCGCCACCAAATGGTTTTTGCCATAGATGGTTGAGAGAAAGCACGCAGGGTTACGAAGACACTGGAAACATGTCTAAGAAACTCAGAGAGGGTTGGGAGCTTGTTAGAGCCGATGAGTTAGAAAAACAAATTGGACCTAATGATTACCCAGTCATCAGTAGCGGCAAACACGAAGGCGTAGTTGGGGTTGGAGGCCTATTGTTGGCTAGGATACCGGAAGAAATCGTTGTATCGCGAAAAGAATACTTCAATACGAAGACTAAAGGCCAAATGGACGCGGTAGATAATGATTTAATGAAGGAACAACGACCAGAGATGCCTATCAATATTGAAAGGCAATCTCGAGTAACCTTCGGAAGTGGAACTAAAAAATAATTTTTAGTAACTACCAAGGGGTTATTAAACATAAACTAACAAACTAAGGAGTAACAACTATGGCTAATCAAAGTGGAAACTTTGGCTTGAGACCGTCTAGAATGTTAGGTGGAACACCGTTTAATAACTCACAAAACAGATACAGAATATTGAAGAACTACGGTACTGCAATATTCCAAGGAGACCTAGTAAAGGCAGTAACTAACGGAACTGTCGAAAGAGCTGGGGCTACTGATAATCCTGTTGTTGGAGTTTTCAATGGTGTCTTCTATACAGACCCGACAACTCAAAAGCCTACGTTCAAAAATCATTATCCAGGCACAATCAGTGCTAACGATATAATTGCGAACGTTATTGACGATCCGAATGTAGTTTACGAAATCAAATCAGATGGAAGTTTTGCGACTGACCATTTGTTTGCAAACTACTCGATCGTTGCAACAGCTGGCGACACTAAGTCAGGACAATCAAGAGAAGCTCTAGATGAATCAACTGCAGACTCTTCGTCTACATTTGTTTTACAAGCTATTGATATTTCTCAAGACCCTGAGAATAGTGATCAATCAACATCAAACGTTAACGTACTCGTTAGAATCAACGCTCACCAATACAAAGGTGGAGTAGTTGGATTAACGGCGTAATAAGGAGAATAAACTATGGCGATAAGTAGAGCACAGCTAGTTAAAGAACTAGAACCAGGTTTAAATGCCTTATTTGGCCTGGAGTATGACAGATACGAAAACGAACATGCAGAGATCTTTACTACAGAGTCTTCTGACAGAGCTTTTGAAGAAGAAGTAATGTTAGCTGGCTTCGCAGGTGCACCAACAAAAACTGAAGGTGCGGCTGTAGTATTTGACGATGCAAAAGAAAGTTTCACTGCAAGATATACGCATGAGACTATTGCTTTAGCATTTGCAATTACTGAAGAAGCTATCGAAGATAACCTGTACGACAGATTAGCTGCTCGTTACACAAGAGCATTAGCAAGATCAATGGCTAACACTAAACAAGTGAAAGCTGCTGCTGTCTTGAATAATGCATTTGACACTGCAAACGGTGGAGATGGTGTAGCACTTTGTGCTAATAACCACCCATTAGTAAGTGGTGGAACTTTTGCAAACGAGTTAGCAACTGCTGCAGACTTAAACGAAACATCATTAGAGCAGTCATTGATTGACATTGCTGCTTTCGTTGATGAAAGAGGTTTAAGAATAGCTACTCAAGGTAGAAAAATGATAATTCCAAAAGAATTACAATTTACTGCTGAGAGAATCTTAAAGTCACCTTTAAGAGTAGGGACTGCAGATAACGACATCAATGCTATTAACAATATGGGAATGGTTCCTGAAGGATACAGAATAAACCATTTCTTATTGGACACTGATGCGTTCTTTATCCTTACAGATGCACCTAATGGATTAAAGCACTTCGAAAGAGCTCCATTAAGAACTGCAATGGAAGGTGATTTCGATACTGGAAACATGAGGTTCAAAGCTAGAGAAAGATACAGCTTCGGATTTTCTGACCCTAGAGGAATCTTTGGTTCACCAGGCGCTGCGTAATTCGTAGAAACTAAATAGATATTAAGGGGCGGAGTATTTACTTCGCCCCTTTTTTTATATATATTCAAAACACTATACAATTATTAAAGATCATAGACGCGTATAGTCGACGGCCTAGAGACTGTGATCATTAAACTAGGAGGATATAATTATGGCAAATACTACGTTCAATGGACCAGTACGATCGGAAAACGGTTTTATTGGTGCAACAAAAAATGCAACTACAGGCGTATTCACAAATAATTTTGAAATAAATTCATCAGGTGAATATGTAGGTACAAAACTTCAAGGTCAAGACGTTGTAGCAACTGCAACAGTTAATGCAACTGCTGGAACAAATGAAGTTACTTATGCACAGCCAGCAAGATCAATCATTACAAGTATTCAACTTGTATGTACATCTGCGCCAACTGTTGCTTCAGGTGATATTGGTTTTAAAGTTGGAACTGCTACTGGTGGCGCACAATTAGTTGCTGCTGATACAGATGGACTTTTAGATGGAGGCACAACAATTGCTGAAGGAGCTCATTACACATTTACTCTTTTAGATACTACTGTAGGTGCTTCACCAGGTTTATCTCCAAGAGTAAACACTTCAATTAACTCAACAAGGGATATATTCTTGCAGATCACTAATACTACATCTGCGACTACACAAGGATTATTTACTTGGGTTATTGCTTATAAAATATACGGTTAATAGTTAGGAGTAAAACATGGCTGCTAAGTGTGATATACAAGCTACTAGATCTACTGCTGCGGCAGGTACAGATGCAATAATTGCGCCACCTGTAAGATTAAGGGGTATCATTATTGCTTCTAGTGGTGGAGGTGCTGGTGTTTTAGAACTAACAACAACTTCAAATACTGGAGACACTTTGTT